TTCCTGATCCGCTACCGTTGTGACGGTGCGTCTTGCTTTCATTCGTTAAACAGGTGCCTTTCAACCGGACTTAGAAACCTGGCGTCCTACGGCCACCTCACAACATCTGTTCCAACAGTGTCACGAAATTGCCCCTGAGGACGGAGTCAACCTGGCAGTTGCGTAGTTCATTGTCCATTTCAATTAGAACTGAAATTGGCATGTCCGAGACCAGACTAAGCTGTTCCCAGGCTAAAGGGGAGGTGTTTCTTCGAGCCGCGCTCTGCAGGCGGCCGTCGTACCTCCTTCGAAGCACGACCTCTCCCTCACTACCAACCAACGACAGCAAGCGCTCGACCAACGTTGAGATCAATGGCACGTGCGATGCGTCCTTGCGAAAACCTATGAGTACCCCTCTCAGCCACATTCGCGACTTCTTTTCGGCAAATGGAACTGTCGTCCAAAACGACTTTGCCAGTACCCGTGCAGGGTTGGGGCCCCACGTTCTCGTTCCTCCCTCAGTTCGCCAAAAATATCCGCTGCAAAACGAGACTGTATCCCAACAAAGGTCAACCTTCATCTCGATCCGGAGACCAAGAAGAGCCCATAGGCGGGGGGAATCTCGCAGCGCAGACACGGCGCTGGGGGGTGCGGCGACGACTGAATCATCACCCAGGATAGCCACCTTGCACTGTTCCGCCAGTGCAGGGACCAATTGCTCTAGCACCCACAGCCATCCTAGGCCGTGGATAAAAGAATTGCCAACAGACGTGTCGCCATCCACAGACGACACCTGCGCCAACTTTTGGTACTTGCATCCCCAGCGGGTTTTCCCTTTAAGCGGCGCCAGCCTTGCATCAATGATGCGCAGCACATCCGTCGGTGCCCCAGCATCCACATTCACTCTTCCCCAAAGAGCGTGCGGAGCGGGGCCCACTGTGGTGTCAAAAGCGGCAAAGTCCCATTCCATTGGGATGAGGCCTAGTGCCTCAGCCTCTGCCGCCCACTCACCGAGATCCTCGGCGGTGGCACCTGAAGTATAGTAGAGTTTATCCGTCTTACCCCACACATGGCTCAACACTTTGCCAGCAGTGTCAAACCATGGCCCCATAGCTACTTTAGCCCGGTCCGACCGACCTTGAATCAGCCGCGGTTTCTTCGCTTTTCCTACCATATAATGGAGTACTTGAGGCAGGCGTTCCACCTTGATGAAAGCCTTGCAGGGGAGGTCCCTTGGACCTATACCTAACCCGTAGAGTGACTCATACGCATCGCCAAGCCTACTCCGGGCGTGAGCAGGATATTTCAAAACCCATTCTTCGAATGACTTGGTTGGAGTGTCGTTGAGTTCGCTGGAAAAGACCCTTATGGCGTCGGACACGCTACTAGTTCTTTCAACGTCTTCCCAGGCTTTGTGATGCGCCTTCAAGTCGCCCTCCCACAGGGCACCTGCGCACACTCGGCTAGCCACCGCAGCGTCATC